GACAGGTCAAACATCGAGCGGCTTTGCCTTGCAGATGGAGAATATCAGGCTAGATAGATTTACCCGTGAGCAACAGCAGGATTTTAAGGAATACGAACAGCAGATATTTGAGATGTTAAAAGTCGTCAATGGATATTATGGGACTGAACTAGTGGGTGAAATGACGATTGATTTTGCTGAACCTAGCTACCCAATACCAAGAGGCGAGCAATTAACCATTGACCAACAGGCGATTGATTTAGGGCTAACCGCGCCGCATAAAGTTCTTGTCAGAAATAACCCCGACCTAACAGAAGAGCAGGCGCGTGTTGATATTGATGATAATATTAATGCACGAAATGAAATGCTAGATAAGGTAACAACAAGCGGCTCATTAGCAGATACAACGGCGGCGTTGTTAGATGCCAACGCTTGAAGCAATCCATAGCCAGAACGAGAAGGGAATAGATAAATTCCTAACCCAGTTTGACGGTGAAATGGAAAAGGTCTTTACTAAGGTTCAGGCAATAGCATCAACCGCATTAGCAGGACTGTCTAAAAACGATGTTCTGCAATACGAGTTCGTATGGCGTGAAGCATTGAAGCAAGCAGGGTATTACAAATTGGTTAACAAGCTGATTGATGATAATTTCAACTCATTGCATAAAGGCACTATCCAAGCGTTTGAAGCAGGTGGGTTAAAAGCTATATTCACCGCTGAAGATGCCGTGTCTATTCAGGCTATGAAATCCATGCGGCGCAACTTCTTTATGCGCTTGGGTGATGATGTTGGATTAGCTGTTAAGAAATCATTGTACGGTCATGTTCTAGCTGATTCGACTTTGGTGGAAATGTCAGCAAGTATTGCGACAACATTAAAAGACAGTAATCTAGCCAAACACGCGACAACCTATGCGCGAACAGCCGCCGCAGAATTTCAACAAGAAACGATATTCATGAAAGCCGCCGAGTTCGGCGATGACGGAGATGTTTGGGTTTATGTTGGTGTGGCAGACAAAAAGACTCGTGATTTCTGTCAAGATGTACTGGATAAAAATAAAGCAATGACGAAGAAAGAGGCGTTAAAAGTACGCGGTGATAAGCACCGACAGTTTAATTGCCGCCATAAATTATTCAATGTGTCTCGTGACTATGCTGAAAGCAGGGGCTACGTGATATGAGTAGCGTTGATGATAGTGCTGTTAGATTAGTGTTATCAAAGCTAAAAAAGAACATTAAGAATCCAAAGCGGTTTCTAAACACGCTAGGTAGCGAGTTAACAGCAGATATTATTACTAGAACTCAAAATGGAAAGGATTATAAAGGTATTGATTTTAAAGACTACACGCCAGCCTCAAAGATAATGAGAGCAGACGCAGGATTCAGCCCAAATCTGGTTAATTTAACGCAGTCGTCAGATATGCTGAATGCGCTTTCTTCCAAAATATCTAAAAAAAATGAATTAACTTTATACTTTTCAACGGGCGAGCAACTAAGAAAAGCAAAGAAGCATCAGACAGGTGATGGCGTTAGAAAGCGTCAATTCTTTGGCTTAGATAAAAAGCAGAGGGAAGAAACGAAAAGCAAATTATTAAAGTTTTTATCAAAAGACTTCAAATGAGCGTATATTCAAAATTGAACAACAACCGACAAGGTGATTAAAATGGCTGACGAGCAAAAAACGGTGGAAAGTGTCGAAACTCCTAAGACAGAAAATGAGGTGGTTTTATCGCAATCTAAACTCGATAAATTAATTGACAAAGGTTTCAGCAAGGGCGCGACCCGTGCGAAAACAGAGTTGGCTAGTTTGCTGGGCGTAGATTCAATCGAACAGGCACAGGAATTGATAACAGCAAAGCGTGAATCAGATGAAGCAAGTAAATCTGAACTAGATAAAGCATCTGAATTAATCGCTACGCTATCATCAACGATTGCAGGTCTGGAAAGTGATAATGCCAAGATTAAAGCCGATGCTTTGATTGAAGGTGTGATTGCTAAAAACGAGATAAAAGAAGCTGATTATTTCAAGCATCTCTTGGGTCAAGAAACAGGCAAAGAGAACTTTGAATTAGAGCCTTTTATTGAGAAATTGCGAGGTGATAAACCTTACTTATTTTCTGTGGCGGAATCTAAACCAATGAAGGTCGATTCAACGACGAGCAAACAGGCATTAGATGTCAGTGAGCGAATCAAGAATTGCACAACCATTGATGAATTGATGAAGCTTCAGAGAGAAATTAATTAACTGGAGTAGTATAAAATGGCAGTAAACACAAAAGCGATTCTAAGCGACAGCGTTGTCGACCTAATGAATCAAGCTGTAATCGTGAGCGGTAACAGCTACAACAAGATTGATGCGTATGCAACTATCCGTCAGGATGATATGGCGAATAGTATTGCGTTCACAGTATTTTCAAGAATGGCGGCGGCAACAACACCATTGACTGACGGTACTGAAGCATCTTCCACAACAATGACCGATACCAAAGTGACGCTATCAATGGCTGAATACGGCTCTGTCATTACATCAACAAGCCTAGCTAATGTTGCAACGGCTGGTAAAGCTGATTTAGCGTCTGCTCAATTAGTCGGTGTTAACTTAGGTGAAACTACTGATGCATTAGGTCTTGCGGCTGTAGAAGGCGGCTCTAATACTATTGCGGCTGGTTCTGCTGGTACTTTAGCTTCGGGCGATTTACGCTCTGCTTATACAGCACTGGCAAACGCAGGTATCGCTAAATTCCCTGATGGGCGTTATGTAGCATTCGTTAATCCTAGCCAAATTTCAGACATTAAAGGTGCTTTCATAACTATCGCACAAAATACTGATATTGGTGCAGCTACAAGCGGCGTTGTTGGTTCATTAGAAGGCTTCACGTTGGTGGAAGATTCAAATGTAACAGCAGGTAAAGTATCTTGCTTCGGCGTGAACGCATTGGGTAAGGCTGTCGCTTCTACTCCTGCTCTTAGAGTTGTTGAAGGTAATGACAATCTTGGGCGTTCAGTTAACGTAGGTTGGTATGGAATCCTAAAATATGGCGTGATAGATGAAAACGCACTACGCGTAATCACTGGGGCATAACATGGCAAAGGCAGGTAGCAAGAAGGCAGAAGCCAAAACGGTATCTGCCGAACCATTAGTCGCGATACGTGATGGTAGTCATATGATTGACGGCGTAACGTATGCGTTCAAAAGTGGCGAGGCTGTTATTGCAACCGCTAAACACGCGAAGGCTTTAAAAGCACTCCGTGCATTTGGTGGTCACTAATGGCTTGGTCGCTAACGAATGCTGACGTTATAACAGCACTTCCGATTCTTGCGGATTTCTACGAGAAAGCAGATGGTGGCTCAACAACTACATTAACTTGCAAACGACTAACGTCGCTTCAGGACGATGAGATTGTTGGCGCAACTATTGGTTTTATCAGTGGAGATAATGCAGGAACGGATGCTGTTGTATCAACCTATTCTTCAGCAACGACAGCGACATTTGGATTTGATGCGGTGTCAAGCTCAGTGGATTCGTCCACAGGGTTTGGCATCACTCTTATTTCTTGGAAAGTTTATATTGATAGAGCATTTTCAATCATTAAAAACGAACTTCGGAACAAGGGTTTAGACATTGATTTATTCAAGACAGTTTCGCAGGTCAAGGAATTACACCTGTTGAAAACGGTTGAGTTAATCTGCTTGTCAAAGCGTCAAGATGCAAATGCTGATGACGTATTTCATGAATCTTATTTATCTTTCAAAGAGGCATACAGTGGCGAAATGTTAGCTATCCGTGCTGATTATGATTTAGATGAAGATGGGACACTGGAAGAGTCTGAAAAATTGCTGTCATCTAATCGAGTGGTATTGGGTAAATGATTAGGTTGCTGAAATCTAAAGGCTACAAATTCACGAAAAAGGATACGTTAAATAACCGCGAGTTCCGTGAGTTATCAACCGCCTTTGTTATCAATGAAGATTTATCAACGTTTGACGATAGGGTTTACGATGTTTCAACGACAATTGAATTGTTTTTGGAAGAGCGGCTTTATTCCGAAAAACGGGTAAATGCCATCGTTGATGAAACTAGAGCGGGTGACATTCACGAAATAACAGTAGATATTGAACGGTCTGAACGTGGGCGAATGGTGACATTTGTCACAACCAAAATCGGAGTAAAATAATGGCTATAAAAGGACATGACGGAAGTATTACCGTCGCAAGTGGTGCAATGGGCAACGCGAAAGCGTGGTCTTTAGACATTGCACAAGAAACGGTAGAAACAACAGATTTCGGCTCAGCAGGGTGGAAAGAAAGTGTTGCTACTTTAAAAAGTTGGTCTGGTTCTGTGACTGCAATCTTTGACGCGAGTGGTACTGCTGAAGGGGCATTGCAAACAGGCTTGACAGGTGGGTCAGCGGTTTCGCTTGATTTACAGTTGGGCGATGGACTTGGCTCATACGACAAATACTCAGGTAGCGCGATTATCACTGGTCAATCAGTGACTAACGACGTTTCTGGTATCGTAGAAGTGAGTTTCAACTTTGAAGGGACAGGCGCGATTACTATTGCGTAATGGAATGGGGTGTCAAAACCCCATTTTTTAAATATGAAAAAACTACTCGAAGCATTAGAAAAAGAAAGTAAGGACATTAAAACGGCTCATTTGTTTATGGACGGTGAGATGCATGAAATCTACTACAGAATTATGTCAGGAGATGACCATGCGCGGGCTATGGACTTATCTAAGCGAACAAAAACCGTAAAGGAAGCCGATGGTTCAACCACGGATTTATCGTACTATGACGATGACCTGCTTAGATGTCATATTATTTACTTTCAACTACTGAATAAGAAAGGTGAGCGAGTTTTTACTAATATCACTAAGGTGAAATGGATTCGTGAAAATATAGCTTATGAAACGTCGGCATATTTAGCGAGTGTGATGGGTCTGAAATCAGTCGGCGCAATCGTCGAGGAGCAGACCGCCGCAATAAAAAAGATGATTGGCTGAAGGCAAAGGCAATGCTAGCCTTTGAATTACATAAGTCCATAACAGAAATAAACGAGTTGCCAATGCAGGAAATCGGAACGCTATTGGCTTATAGAATGTTACCCAAAGGGAGTTCAGATGTCTGAAGACATGATAATTAAGGTTATCGTTAAAGGTAAGGCGGCTACCAGAGAAGTAAAAAAGGTAGAAAAAGGCGTTGAGGATGTTGGGAATAAGACTGAGCAAACAGAAAGGCGCACCGCTGATTCAGTAAAGAAAATGACGGTGTCGTGGGGCAAAGTAGGCATCGGCGTAGTGGCTGTTGCGGCGGCGATTGGGAAGGCAATCCAAAAAGGTAAAGAATTAAATGATGCTCAGTTAGGTTTAACGGCTAGTCAAAAAGAATGGGCTGTAAATCTATCTGAAACGAATAAATTATCAGCCGAACAAATCAGTATGTTTATGTCCACCGGTAAAGCGGCGGGGATGACTGATGATTCGCTCAAAGAGTTAGCCAAAGGCGCGGTTGCTTTGAGTTACGCATTCTCAGACGAAGCACCAGAATCATTAAGTGAAGCGTTGATGATGCTCATGCACACGGGCGAAGCACAAGGCTATGCGGTTGATATTCTTGAGCAACAGATGGCGACTCTTGGGATTAAGTTTGGTGATGTTGATTTAGCGACGGTGTCATTAAAGGATAAGCTTATCTTAATGAACATGGCTATTGATACAGGAAATAAGCGTCTAGCCGAGAATAAATACGCCGAAGTCGATAATGCTATTAGCAAGATGGGGAATAGCTTCTCTATATTGGGTGATAAATCATTAGAATTTTTAAATAATGTAGGTGCTTTCTGGGTCTTGAATAAAGCAATGCAGACCTTTAATTTTATTCTAGCTGACACCAGTCGTGCGTTTGCGTGGCTTAATAACCTCGTGAGTGGAACGGAGGAGTCACAAAAAAAACTTACTGAAGCCACGTTAAAAAGTAACGAAGCCGCCAACGAGTTAGTTGGAATAACCGAATATCTCAAGAAAAGTGGGCTAACCAAGCATCTCGAGGAAAGACGGAAAGCAACTGACGCGTCGACTAAGAGCGATAAAGAAAATAATGCTACGACAAAGAAAGGTATTAAGTTAACGAAAGCGCAGATTGCAATACAGAAAGTGCTGCTAGAATTAAAAGACAAGAAAGATAAGAAAATAGCAAAGGCGACGGCATTAGCTAAGCAACGTGAAGAGGAAAAAATTGCACGTGAATTACGCGCTGATGAATTAGCAAGGCAGAGGCTACAGGATGAGTTAGATAGGGCTGATGTCTGGGGAACTCATAGAAAAGCAGTACAAGAAGATGTAAAAAACTCATGGGTAAATGCTCAAGTTGAGATGGCTGACGGTATGGCTGAAATGGTCGTATCAGGTAAAGCATCGTTTAAAGATTTAGCGCAATCAATAATAAAAGACTTAATCCGCATTTATGCACGGATGATGGCGGTTAAACTTATCAGCGGAATTACTGGGTTATTTAATGGCGGTGACGGTGGCGGGGGTATGACGAAATCAACTTTATCTGCGAGTACAGATGGTAGTGATTGGGGGAAAGATATGTTTTCTCTTCCTTCAACGCATACTGGCGGCATCACATCTCATCATGCTGGCTTCATACCAAGCTACCACGTAGGGCTGAGAACAGATGAGCGTCTAGCTAAACTTCAAGTCGGTGAAGCGGTAGTTAACCGAGCAGGAACGTCACGCAATAAAGGTGCGATTGACGCGATGAATAAAGGCGCAGTTATCAACGGCGGTGGTAATTCAACAACAGCAGATATTAAATTTGAAGTTACGGCTATTGATGCGGCATCATTTAATAATTATCTAGTGTCGAATAAACACGTTATCGAGAACATTATTTCACGCTCTTTATCCACCAATGGTTCAGTTCGTCAAAGTATTAGAGCGGTTATTTAGATGTTAAACCTTTCCGCTACATTGCTTGCAAAGAATGTTAATTGGGACATCGGTGAATCGACCAAGCAGGGTGAAGGCGTTCAGTTTGACTCAGGGGCAGAGCAACGGGTGGTTCGGTCATCAATTCCGAGCATTAACCTGTCCATTTCATATCGCGGTTTAACATTCGCTGAATTCGAAACTCTACGGTCTATGTATCAGAATAATCATTCTAATACTTTTC